GCTCCTGAGATGTTAGGAATGTGCGCCAGAATACATACGGAGCGCGTTGAGGATCAGTCACATACGATGGGAAAAGAACCTCGCCATCGGGGGCGCATGAGTAAACTACTGGGCAATCTACCGATGTGCGAGGAACAGAGACTTCAGCCAAACCCTTCTTACGAAGATCCATAATGGCTTTTTTTGCACGCTTTGACGATAGGTCGGGGAATGCTGTCTGAAGCATACCGAATACCATCTCGTCATCAGCACCACTAACAATAAGTTCCGCTAGATCGGGGGAGACTTGTGCGATTTCCTCGATGGATACCTGTTGCAAATATGTCCTTTTTTCACGCTTCCATCCGACATATGACACCATCAACCCCTTCTCTAGCAGATAATTAGCACCCAATTCCATCTGTTGACGGAAGTTTGGGATGTATGTGGAGCGCATCCACTTAAGGAATCCAGACACCATTGAGGCGCGTGGCATGGATGCCATAGAAGTCGGGAACGCCTTAATGTGGGAACGCTGCAATGCTTGGTCTAGGATGGCCACAAATGCGTCGATACGCTCTCCGACGACATTGACCTCAATATCACTTGCCCCCTGCCAAGGGAAGGCATTTGCGCCCTGTTTGCGGAGGTCATCAGACTTACCTTCCCAGAGGTTGCGGCGATCATCATACGAGCGCAAGCAAGCCTCAAAGTATTCCTCCAAGTCAATAAGGCACTTGTCGTAGGCATCAGCCAACGCCATGACATTAGGGCCGTCCTCGGCGTAGATCATCGACTCTTCCTGCTCTTCTGTTGGTGCGCTCATGATGGCAAATATTCGTAGAACTGCTCGCCTACTTCGGGGCGTATCATAACAACTTTTATAGGTTTGCCAACTAGTTTGTGCGATACCCTAGGTGGAGCCTTAACCGGAACTGCCTCACCATCCATGCGAACCATTACCCAACTAGGGTTTGGGCATTTGCGGATTACTAGATAATCGCCCTCATAGGTGGTGTCATCTTGAGGTTCCACGGGGGAATCAATGGGTTCTGGCTTAGCTTTAGGTGGGCGGCCGCGCTTTGCTGCTTTCTTAGTTGGTGCTGTTTTCATGGTTTAGTTTAGATTTCATGTATCGAATGGCGTGTTCAAGGGTTTCAATTTCCTCGGTAAGCCTAGGGGTTTTCCCATATTCTTCCATTTTTACCCTCTTGAGATACGCTTCTTTTAAGCAATCGATGATAAGTTCCTCGGCAACTATCGGTTTGTTTTGAGTCTTCATAGCTTGTTAGTAGCCTCCCGCTCCTTGTCTTGTAGCAAGATTTCTGGTTTCGTCAACATGATCTATTCCAGCAATGGCGGCGTAACGCAGAACATCGACTGGATCTTTCCATGCTTCCTTTAGCCCCCCGTCACCCGTGTATTCCGACAACGCTTGGATAATGTTTTCACACTCGGAAGAGACATAGAAATGCGGTCGGTTGACCGAATCTGCAGGTCTAGTGGTATCCCATGACATCTTGCCAATAAGTGCCTGTAGTCCATCGTCGATGTCTAACCCTGGAGCTGGAATGCAAACCATGCCGGCATCGTTCAAATCCTCAATGATAGAGGATGCCCCATCCGCAGACTGGTATTTTGCCGCTCCAAGCCGAGGGTCAATTAGTCTCTCGAAGATCTTCTCGTCACCCTCCAGCTCGGCAATCAAGTCCATGTAGTCACGGATACCAAAGCCCTGCCCCTTAGCCCCTTGTCCTGGCATCCACTTACCACCCTTCCACTCAGCCCAGTCGCCTACATCGACACCCGGCCACTCACGATATACCCAAAATGTGCCAGACGCATCCACAGCAATCCAAGCCATAAACCAATTCTTCGCACCCGCTGGGTCAATAATCTGATAGCGAGTAACATTCGTAGTTGGGATCTCTGATGGCTGGACAACATTGACTTCTTTATTGAACTTGGGAAACTTGGTGGCGTGGGACTTAACTGGAACCCCATACGCACGAATTAGAATCTCCTCCCGAGGCCTTCCAACTAGGGTCTCCTTGATTCGCTCGTAGCCACCGAAAGGGTTATCCTTGGAATGGAAGTAATGGACGCTGGCATTGCGCTTCTTACTCCGCTGGACATAGGGGACAAGTTCGCCGTTGAGCAGTTCAGCCTCGACGCTCTGGACGCTTGTAGCACCATCTAGGTATTCCTTAATCACCTCAGTCCACCCGTCAATCGGGGTAAATGTCACCAGCATCTTGGAATTGCGGGTAGCAAGACGGAAGCGTAGGGTGTCAATTAGCTCATTACCAAGAAGGTACTCGTCGAGCCATACGCCAATATTGTGCCACTGGGGGTCACGGCTACCAAGCTCTGCACCCTCTAGAATAGTAGGATTGTTCTGATACTGAGAGTATGTCTTAAAGATGATCTGTGAAGCATTAGGTAGGATCAACGAATTATCCGTGAACCCGTTCTTCTTCGTGTACGAGATGTAAGCGTTAGCTGAGGTTTGCTTTGTCCTCATCTCATGCGGCAACCAGTTCCATACCGCGCTTTGTTGCTGGCGGATGCTTACCTCCGAGGTCTGAGCAAAACAGAAGATCTCTGACTTTGGGTTTTCGATGGCGGCTTTGACCACGCAGTAAGAACCCCACGCAGTTTTGCCGCTGCGATTTCCCCCGAGTGCCAGAACCTCAGAGACTTGCGACAATTGCTCTTCAGCTTTTTCCCAATGCGGAAGCCTGAACCCGTAGCGGAATGGGTCTTTTTCAGCGTTCTCGATGGCCTCATGGTAGATTCGATGAAGCTCAATGAGGTCATCTGGCTCCATCAAGGCTACCTCGTCATCACTGGGAGGCTGAAGGATTGGATGTTTGCGCCACTGCATTAGTTCGTTTTATACGCACCAGTCTCCATTAGGATGTCTTTGATGTGATACACACTATCACACTCCTCGCAACAAAACGCATCCTCTTCGGCTGGGAACGATCCTCTATTCCCGTCAACAAAGTGAAGCTCTCGACGCTTCTTACAATGTTTGCACACGCCAATGAAGGGCTTAACGAACTTCTCCAGCACCACATTCCAAATCTTAGCGTTGAACTTCTCGGCTAGATACGAAGCGTAAACGCTGGTATGGCACTTGTGCTGAACGCCGTCATGCTCGACCATGTAGTGGCGAACTAGATTACCACCATCCTTAGCGTAATCTGCGTATCTTGATTCTGGTTCTGGTATCATTCTACGATTTCGGCTTCAACTGCTTGCGTTTTGACTTTATTGGCAATCCTAGACTTAGCTTCCGCAATCATCTTGGCCGCATCGTCAATAGACGGCCCCTTGCGATGCTCGACAATGGTACTCGCCATGCCAGAGAGCTGTCCAGCCTTATCGGTCATAATGCCAATAGTCAACGCTAATCTGTCTGGAGAGATTGCCTTGAGCTGATCTGGGTCACGGCTCAGTTGTTCGGCTTTCTCGAACAGCAGGTCTGTGTACTCAGCCGCCGCAATGGCGTAGCGTTTAGAGAACTCCTTACGCTTTGACTCCAGCGTGTCGTTATGCCGCCATTCCAGCGCACGGACAGTCTCATGCGTCACCTTGCACTTCTTGGCAATAGCATTGATACGCCCACCCTGCGCCAGCATCCAGAGGATCTGTGCCGCCACATTCGGGTTGTAGTTCTCGATAGTGTTCCGAGGGAATTGCTTAGCCCTTTCCTTGACTTCAAGGAAGAACTCTTTCATCGCCTCTTTACTATCAATCGCTGATAGGTCTTCGTCGCTCATTTGGTCTTCTTGCCGTTTTTAACCTTAACGGCCCCAGAGTGCAACTCTTTTTTGAGCTTATCCTGTTGCGTCGAGGAAAGCGGAGAAACCTTGCTGAGCAGGTAGCGGACTTGCTTTTTACTTTTGCTTGGATCTTTAGGCATTTTATTGTTTATCTATTGTTTCAATTGCCTCAAGTTCGCTTTTCTTTAGTGTTGCCCCAAATTTCTGAAGTTCGGCGGCAACTCTAGGGTCATTCCGCGACTGCTCCATAAGTGCTTGAACACCCGCTCTAGTCCCAATTGTATATTTAATCGCCTTTCTAAACGCTTCCTCTGTTTTTTGTGGGCCTGCATCACGAGCGATGAACTTAAGAAGCCCTGACCTATCAGCTGCTTTTGACCCAAGCATCGCAGAGTAAAAAGCATTTCTAGCGTAAGACCCAAGTCCTTCAGCAAGGTAGAACGAAGCTCCACCAAGTCCAAGTGTAGCCCTAATCTGATCTTTTGGTGGCGCGCCAGATACAGTAGTAGCGTCCATCACTCTTGAAATATCTATAAATTCTTGAGTTTTTTCTGGACCAAGAATTGTTTCCATTTTCTTTATTAGATCTGATTTCCCTTTGGGAATATCAACATCTTTCAAAAACCTTTTTGCATCCCAGAACGTTGCGTATGGAGCGCGTCTCATTGGAACCCCTCCTGGATAATTATTCAACAGCTCTCTCATAAAGTCGTTCCTTAAAACAGCTTTCTCTTCGTCTGGCATTTTGGACAAAACCCTGCCAACTTCACGATATGAGGTTGTATTAGAAATCAATGCTTTTGGGAGGGAGTCTCCATCAAGGAACTCCCACTTGCCTTTTAACGCAAGCTCAACAACTTTATTGTTTGTAAATTTATCAAGATCATCTTGAGCTTTAGCCTTAGACACCATCGCCTTAGCTAAACTGTTTGACGAGTTTTCATCAAGAGACTGGAAATAAGCACCAATGTCATCTGGCGTAATGTCCTTGATTGGCACTTTAGCATCAGCAAACGATTTGTTTAGATAGTTGAGTTTTTGAACCATCCGTTGGCCTACCAATTCGTTTATGTTTCCCTTTCGGTCAACACCCCAAAGCACCTTCACAACCTCTGGGTTGAAATCAACAAATTTAGTGTCGGCTCCAGGCACTCGCCCAAGTCCAACTGAATCAAGGTATATATCTTGGACTTGTTTCCTTAAAGCTGGAAGTTGACTAGCAATTGCTGGGTCTGGCGTATTATGAAGAAGTGAGAATATTTGCCTTGTTTTAGTTGGATCTGAAATCAATGTGTTAACAACTTGTGATGGTGTAGTTACATCATCGCCAAACATTGTTTTCATCATTTTAGCGGGGGTCTGTCCTTCAAATGCCATTCTTTCTTGCATTTTTATTCTAGCTTTCCCCCAAGCTGAAGTCATTCCGTCCCTAGCGTAAATCTTATCTCTAAACGCTTGGAGTCTTGCAGATGCTACATCTGCCACCTGTTTAGGAATAGCTTGTCCTGTAGCCCCGCCTTCTGGAACCTCTTTTGCAATTCGTTCAATATAGGCGTTCATTGTTGCATAATCCAATGGGCCGCCTTGCATTTTGAGGTCGTCAAGTTGCCGACGAATAACCGCAGGGTCTCCTTTTACTTCGCCATTTCGAACGGCTTTGAGGAACTGGTTGTACTCCTTTTGCTTGAATTTTCTTTGTCTAAGTTCTTGCTCAATGGAATCAGTAGCAGGATTCCTCTTGCCTTTCATTTCTTTTCTAACGGAAAGAAGAATGTCAGCCATTTCATCAGGATTTACCTTCAGCTTGTTCTTGTTCGCAATTGAATAAAATTCCCCAAAAGCCTCGCTTTTAGCATCGTTTGCTAGTTTCTCAGCTGTATCTAGATATTGTTTAAAGAAATTGCCAACGGGTTCACGATCAGTCCTTTCAACTTGTAAAGCATCAACTCGTTTTTGGAAATTGCCTTGAATGAGTTTACGCATTTGCTCGTCGTCCCCAGCGATTTGATTGGTCAACTCATCATGTTCTTTTTTAAGTCTTTCGATTGTTTGCTGATATGCTCCAGCCTCGTTCGGTAGACCTTCTTTTAACGCCCGATCATATTGGAGTAGTTGCTCTTGTGTTTTTTCAAGCCTTCTCCGCAATTTACCGTTTTTCTGCGATGCAAGAATTTTCTGTGATTCCATCCCTTGGGGTCCAAACCGAACGCCAGCAGGAACATCAAAGAATTTACCTTGTTTCTCAAGTCTGGCAATTGACTGCAATGTCGCGTTTTCCGCTTCTTGCATTACATCCGCTCCTATGCGCCTAGCTAGAAACTTTCCTGTTCCTGCCGTTGCGAGATCAATAGGAAACGCAATAAGTGCCTGTTTCCCTCTGTCGGTAAATGTTCTTGTTGCTGGCTGGTCTACTCCAGTTATCCATTGAACAACGGCATCTTGAGCCGTTCCAGCAACGGTATATCCAGCCATTGCTCCAAGTGGGCCAGTTACAAAACTACCAGCACCGCCTCCAGCTGGAGTGGCTGCAACCCCTCCGCCAATTGCCGCGAGCGTAGGAAAAACCTCGGAGGCTAGCCCTCCGCTAATCGCTAGTGCATTTTCAATTGCACCGCCAGACCCTGTAGACAATGAAACTTTACCATCGTTTGTCCGTACCGCAAAAACAGGCTCTCCGTCAATAACTAGTGCTTCGGAACTATCTGGGTAGTTCTTTTTTATGTATTCTGCTTTTAGCTCTGGATTTTGAAACCAGTCCAAGGTAATTCTGTCAGAAACTGGCAAGCCCTCTTTTAGGTCTACATCTTCATTAGATACACCAAGAGCTTGCGCAATTTGAGTAGATAGATTTTTTTCAGTTTCTTTTTTGTTTTGTTTTGGGATTGCACCAGCAGCCATTAAGCCAGGTCCATAAAGTGAGCTGACCCTTACATTTGGTTGGTCTTCGTAAACTTTGTAGTCTCCAGTAGCAAGTGATTCTCTAGCAGCCTGCCTTGAATCAATTTCTGGCTGTGTTTGCTGAGATTGAATTTCAATTTGTTGCTGTTGCAACCTAGCAGCTTCTCCTTCAAGAGCTAGTATGTCAGATGTAATTTGAGATACTGCACCTTGATCCCCAGATTGTTCGGCAGTTGACAAAGCACCACCAAGAGCAGCCATAGCTGAGTTAATTTCATTAAACTTCAGCTTAAATTCTTCATCTAATTTGCCGTTTGCCATTTATTTTTTCTGCTGTAATGCTTTAGCTCTTTCAAGAGCGCTTTGAGCATCTGGTGTATAGTTAATTGTTGGAGGTTGGGTGGCTTGTTGGCCTTGCCCCATCAATTGTGGGAATTTTTTTGTAACTTTTTCAACAATAATATCACTATCAATTATATTATTTACATCTTCTTCAATCTCATATGGGTTCTTCCCTTCCTTTCTGCCTCTAAGTACAGTATCTCTAATCATTTTGTTTTTTTCAGCTCCAGCTTTATAAAATTCAATGATCATTTTATTGCCCTCTGGAGTCAAACCAACAGATGGAGATATTTTATCAACAAGCAATGCCCTATCGCCATCTGACATACTGCCTTTTAATTTTTGACCAAATGTTAAAGCGAGTTGCCCAGAAATGGCTCTAAATTGTTCTTGGCTTGCAACATCACCAACAGAAATACCAAGGTCAGTAGCAAATTGTTTTAGTGGCAAAATTGCGTTTTGAAATTTACCTGTTTGAACGCCACTATCTAGCAAATTATTAAGTTGATTCAATTCTGGTGTTATTTTAAGAAATGATTCAGCTTCTTTTTTCACATCTCCTAATGTCTGATCTGCCGCCTTAAGTTGCTCAAGTCTAAGCTGTTCCTCTGGACTTGCGTAAGTTCGACCTGGCTCTATTCGCTCTGGCTTACCACCAGTACCTTTTCTCACATATGTACCTTCAAGAGGCCCACCATATTGTTGGATTTCTTGCTCTGGAGTGATGTAAGTGTATGGTTCTTCTGTTTTGGGTGCTTTTTCAAGAGTTGTCTTAGAAAGTGATTTAAGTCCACCAAGCATTCCTTCGATATTCCCGGCAATGGCCTTTACCTCTTGCGCATTTTTTGCCCTTTTCCCAAGTTCAACTTGAGAAATAATTTTATTTCTGTAATCTTGAGCTTGCTTACTATAACCAGTGTTTTCAAGATCAGAAATAAGAACATCTGCCTCCATGAATTTCCTGCCAAATGGAGAGGATTCTGGAAGAAGACTAGACAGGGATTGAATTTGCTCAGCCATTTTAATAAGGTTGTCCAGTAAATGGGTTAATGTTTGAAGAGTCTCCACCACCACCAGAAGCACCACCACCAGATGCCTGGGCTTGTGATGCGGCAAACTTCTGCTGGCGAAGGTTCATCATTTGCTGGCTCATTAGTCCGCTCATGCTGTTCTTGATAAGATCGGGAACAACTGATGCGTCTGCGAATCTATCTGTCAACGAGACATCCTCGTCCTTGAGTCTATTACCAACATCTCCAAGGATCGGGGCGAGTTCTGGCATGAGTTTAAGAGCAGCGTCAATTTGAGTTGATGCGGCTTTAACTTGCTTCTTCTTCTCCCCCTGCTGCTTGAAGTAGTCTCCCACTTGACCAACCATCCCAGCAATTCCCTGCGCTCCAGTCATAGCTAGTTCCCTAGCAGCTGCTACGGAAGGCCCGTAGTCTGGCGATTGATATGGTGCTGTTTGTACTTGTCCTGCGAATAGTGCCATAATTTTAAGTGTAGCTATATCTTACATTTCCCCAAGGGCTTTGTGCGGTTTGCATTCCAGCACCACCACCAGCACCTCCAAAGTTAAACCCGCCTCCACCCATGTTCATTCCAGCCCCCATTAAGGAGCTTCCAATACCCTGCCACATTTGTGCTTTTGCTTGTTGGTTGGCGAGGTTGGTCTGGTAGACTGCTTGGTTGTATTGGTTCTGCGCTCCACCCATTTGCTGTGCAAATCCAAGTGGCATATTATAATCAAACTGCCCGGATGATGCTGGGCCTGAAGTGAGTCCAATTCCCAACGCTCCCATCCCAGCGGTGTAGGATTGTGGCGCACTTCTAAGTGCTTGTAGTCCGGGGTTGGTGTAGAATTCTCCAGCTTGACTGTATGCACGCTGTCCAGCCTGTGCTGCTTCTGCGCGTTTTGCTGCCATCACATTCTCACGACCCATGATCTCTGCGGCAATGGCAGAATTGCCACCAAGGCGACCAGACGCTTGCGCCGCTTCTCTAGCGGTCTGCTGGTACATCCGCTGCTCCTCTGGGGTCACGCCTTGGGCTGATGCCCTAGCTCTTTCTGCCTCTTGGGCAGATGCTTGTACAACTGCAGCCTGTTCTGGCGAGAGCGCAGCCATAAGACCGCGAGTCAACCCAGTCTGACCAGTTTGCTGTGCAAGTTCAGCAGCACGAAGGTCGGTAAGGGTTTGTCCCGTTTCCTCACCAGCCATTCGGCTTAACCCGAATAGTCCCATTTGACCGTTAACACCTTGTAGGTATTGTTGCCCTTGCCCAAGGGATTGAGCCATTAGCTGTGGCCCGAGTTCATTTTGGAGACCTATAAAACCCGGAACATTCGTCCGATAGTAATCCAAAAGCCCAGAGGCTTGCTTGTTTGCGATACCGCTTGCAAATATGTCAACTGGAGGAGGTGGGGCTTTTGCTTTTGATTTTCTTCCCCCTAACAAAGATGATGCAATTCCAGCCCCAGCCAAGGCAAGCGGAACCCAGCAATAATTGTATTCTGCGTCACTATTTAATGACTTTAAACACAAACCAAAAATCACAAGGAAAACAACCTTGCTAATGTTGTAAATTTTATTTTTATTCATAAATTGCTATTGCTTTAGCTGGGTGCTGGTTCATCAATAAATAACCATAATTGAGAAGTCGGAGTCATTTAATTGTCCAACATCTTCGTAACCAGTTTTAACAGTAAAAGAACTTGACGAATTTATTTGAACAGCCGCACTATAATTAAAACTGTTTCCACTCGGAGTGTGACATGTAGCTGTAATAGCTGGAACTGATGTTGGGGTGGTTGATAGTGTTAAATCATAAAATCCATTACCACCTCTTGAAATTGAAGAGAAACCTTTATTTATGTCAATTGTACCATTTGCTTGGACTTTTGCATAAGCTCGAATCCCATAAACGGGAGCATTTCCAGTTTGTGCGCCACTTAACTTTTCAGCGACTACGCTAGCATTGGCTAGTTTGGCAGTTGTCACATTGGAATCCGCTATTTTAGCAGTGGTGACACCCGTTGTTGAGCTAGTTGAGTTTGCAAGTTTAATTGTGGTAACGGCCGAATTAGAAATCTTTTCAGTAATTACAGCTCCGTTAGCAATTTTAGCGGCAGTTACACCATTACTTGTGGTGCTTGAGTTTTCAAGCAAAGCAGTAGTAATCCCACTATTAGATACCTGAAGTTGACCACCTGCGGTAACTTCTAGGCCTCTACTTGGCACTACAGCACCAGAGACAAAGGACGAATTATCCATGATCTCATTGAGCTTCGTGGATGTAATTTGTTCGTTGTTAGTAAATGTCCTAGTTGTATTGACGACTGGCATAATTTATTTCTGTGATATGATTGCGCGGTTGGAAACCGCTCCTGATATTTTAACTGAATGCACTTTGGGGGAGCCACTAGTCCTTGTCAAGATCATAGTTCCCGTATAGCCGCGAAGTCCACCAAGCCTTCCTCTTACATTAGCTGTTTCTTCTTCATTATCGCTATTAGATAGATCGCCAATTAAAGCGTCAGTGCTACCAATAAGGAAGGCATTATCTGGATCTTCCGTTGAAAATGACACATTGAAGGTAGATGGTGATCCAGCAGGGAAAGATTGCATTTGGGTCTGAAAGTCAGTAAATCTTTTGCGCTCTTGGGTTCCGAGATCGTATCCACGGGTTGTTAATGATGAGTTAATTAACTCAGAATCAATAGTAGAACTACCAAACTCGGCTGAAATGCTATCTGCTGGAAAGTCAACTGCCTCCATTTTATGGATTCCACCGCTAGATGACACAGCGTACAGGTTATTTCGCACGCCGGCCCCAGCAGTTACAAAGTCCGTAATCAAAAACCCAGAGTTACCATAGGTGTCGAGCGACTCCCAACCTTTATTTAAGAAATTGAATACCAAAATAGCGTTGTTTCCCTGTGCATCATCAGCTCCCGCTACAGAATCCAGCGGAACCGCAAGGTAATACCTGTTGTCGTAATAAACCGCAGTAGAATTTCCAGCTAGTCTGGCGTTGATGCGGTCAATATATGGCTGGATGTTCTTTGAAAGCGGTTCCTCCGTACCACGAAGGTTATAATCGTTGAGGAATGTAAGGGCATACACACCATTGTCAGACAGGAATAGTAGGTTGTTGGCTTGCATCACCACGGACTTGCGAGCCAAGCATCCAACCTCATTGGTTAGTTCCTTGACCACGGTGTCTGCAAGGCTTCCTTGAGTGCCAACAACCGCATGGATGCTATTGCGGTTCATTACAACCAACGCATCGTCGTAAAACCCGTGCATTGCCACCACATAGTCAGCCGTGCCTCCAGAAATGCGGAATTGATTTAGCACCCGGTCATAGGTGTTGCTGTCTAAAATGTCGGAAGCAATGATCTCGTCAGCAATTCCACGGCTAGTGTAGGCAGAAACCGTCAATGTGCCACCATTTTCGTACAGATATGGCATCCATAGGCGGCGTTGGAAGTAGGTTGCCCAAGGTGGGCCGGGCATATAAGAGAAGCCAAGACCGATTGACTCCTGTTGGGAGTAATGAATGGTATGGGTTCCATTAGGCTCAGTAGTAAAAAATGTCCACTTATTGTATGTTGGAAGCCCAGAAACATTCAAGATGTCACCAACATTTAGAACCTCAAACACGGAACTAGTTTTAGCCAGTCTTAATGATTGTCCAATGGAGAAAGGGTTATCTTGAAGTGCCGTGAATGCGTACTCGGTATCAGGGAAAAATGAACCAGTCGCTAATGTAGCAACCTTGGTAGAACCATTATAGTCGTTAATTGTTCTTGTGGCTGCAGAAATCGAAAGCGTTGCATTATTGTAGAAATCATCAACTGGCGATGGAATAAAACCATCATCGAAAAACGCAGGAAACATTATGGTGTTGCTTGCCTTGCGAACCGTAGCTCCAGTAACAGTGTATGTGCCAGTAGCCCCAGTCAGAGGAATTGTAAAGGTGGTGGTGTTTGTAACCGTGACCACACGCACTCCGTTAGGGTCTGGCCCAGCGGATTGTGTTATCCCGTCAATTAACACGGAGCCTCCAGTCGTCAACCCGTGAGCTATTGATGTTGCAATGGTAACGATGTTTGTACCAGCAGTAGCACTTAAAATATCATAAGAAATCCCAACGCCTTTAGCAATACCGCTAGACAACTGGTAGTCACCAGCAACTAATGTGATGGTGGCTGTCCCATTATTCATGGTAATGTTGTTATTACCATTGTAATCCCTACCTGCTTGGTATGGGCCACCCGGAACCTTGTAGAACTGGGTGCTAACTCCATCCCACTGCAGCGCAGACTGCCCACCACGGAAGATGATTACCTTATCGAAGACCTGTATCATTGACACCTCGACCCCAGCATCCAAGGTAATGCCAGTAGGGAAGGTCAAATCTGTGACCCCAGCAGTACCAGCGTCCGCCAACTTGGATACCTCAATCTTCTTAACCCCGGCATTTGTAGCCACAAGGATGTACTCCTTATTGGTTTCATTGGGATTGCTGAACAAGCAAGACGCGCGAACATCAGAAACCACATTGTCATTGATTAAGGTCGCACTAAGCGTACCAGCCTGATCGCTGATAGTCGTTAACCCAGCCACAACGCAACTCATGGTATCGGCATTGACATAGGTCAACTCACGCACCCCATTAATCGTTACATTGCCAGCAAGCCCAGAGATAGTGGCGTACCCAGTAGTGTCAGCATCAAAGCCATGAGAGTTAATTGTAAGGCTTAACACCTCATCCGTAACCGATGCCGCCGAAATGCTCTTGCTGGCATCAATGGTGTAGAAAGGCAACCTAAGTGGAGACCCACCAGTAGTCAGACTAGTCTTCTGGGCAATGACAGCCTTACGAGGCTTCCAGAAGCCCTCCATCCGCCCGTTAAGGCTCTCTCTAACCTCACCCTCCTGCAACTGGTTGAGCTGGAGCCTACGGTTTACACCATAGAACCCACGATCACCAGCATCGGCAATCGAGTCGTCTAACCCACCAGTGGATCGAAACTGCGACATTATGCGTAATACGCAATAACTGTACCAGAGCTAATTTGAACTTTGGTAAAGATGCCACCAATGCCAGCCCCAGCAGCAAGCGTCTTGCCATCAAGGTTGGAAATGTCATCCAAGTTACCAGCAGTCTCACCAGCACCAGACTCAATTACACTATCGGTAATTGCTTGAATCCAACGGAATAGACCAGTCGCGCTGTCAGCACCAGTAAGCACGATGCCACCCATTTGGCCTTGTAATTGATATGAGTCGCCTCTAGGCATAATATAAATAAGTTGTCAAGCACAAGTCCATCTCGCGCTCACACAACCAATTACCACAATCCCACACACAATGTCAACCATAAACATCTATACCCAATTATACCCACTTATACCCAAAACCATGTATAATCCCACCAAATGTTACCTATCTAGCACATTTAAGCACAATACACCAGACCTATCCACAAATAACCCCGAACGGGAACTAACCCACTAACGCCGAATCACACCAACAATCTCCAATAGTAGGTAACTGCCCAATTGTAACAATTTTTGTGGGGGGGGGTAATGGATGGCAATAATAAAAATATTTCGCCGGTCGACCCCCTCCCCCCGTCATACCTTAGCGTGGTGCTAATGTATTGTCCTAATGTTCAAGCGAACAGTGTTCATGTGATCAGCGCCGGCAATGTAAACGGTCGTTTGAATCGTGGGCTTGAATCGTGCGCTGGGCTGGAGAGTGTGCCTCGCCTTGCTCCGTGGAACATTCCCGTGGAACATTTGTAGCTGTGCCAATGGCCGTCGACTTGTGTTCCACGCTATGTCTGTGGAACATGCTGATTTACT